CAATCTTTTAAATAATTCTAATGTAAGTCTAGCGTCTTGCTCTGCATAATTACCTACATACATCGCTGGTAGTTTATATAATTCTTTTTTAGGATCTATGCCCCATGATTCTGCAGCTTGTTGTAAAGCTTTTTCATCTTTTACTTCTCGTAAATAGTCATATGATATACTATTTAATGTGTACCATAATCTATTTTCATCTATTAAAGATGCCATTAACATAGTATCCATAATATGTCCGTTGATAGGTATGCCATATGCTTTTATCCAGCACACATCATACATTGCGTTATGAAATATTTTGTAAGAATCTGTTGCACAAACTTTTTTAAACCATTCTAAAACTGTTCTTCTATCTATGTTACCACCACCTTCATGTGCTATGGGATAGTAACCTCTCCATCCCTCAACAGCCACAGCGATACCTACAATCTCTCCTCTACCTTGTATTGCACCAGAACCTCTTGCTTTTAAGTCTGGGTCTTTTGTTTCTAAGTCTATCGCAATATATTTTTCTCCTGATAAATCAGGAAAAGTATCAGGACAATCCCATTCTGTCTGCGCTGTAAACATTATTTCCTATCTTTTAATTTTAGTATTTCTAATTCACAGTAATGTATAATCTTTTCTAGATCTTGTATCTTATTTTTAGATAAATATCTACAAACATATTTCACAACACATCCTTGAAAGAACGAGAGATTATTTTTAGAAATAAACTCATACGGCTGAATGTGAAAATTTTTGTAGTGGCTCCCTCCAACCTGCCTTGATTGTGGAAATGCTTTTTCTAATCCATCTGGATCTGTCATACTATTGGTCCTCCTATGTTATATTGATATTCGTAGTGCTGACTACAAATATACAATCTTTCTTTTGCTCTTGTTATACCTACAAAAAATAAACGATGCTCTGGATCTGGATTTCTTGTTGCAGATTCATAGATAATTCTTTCTATATCTGTAAACAAAACTACGTTATCACACTCTTCACCTTTTACACCATGTATTGTAGATAATTTTATTCTTGCAGGTTTCATAAGATTGTCACCTGACTCTAATAATTTTTTAATATATAATTTACTTGATTCAGGAAAGTTGAGTTGTTCCCAGCTCCCCGTCGCTCGCAACCCGTGTTCAGCTTTTAGTCCCTCTAAATTTATACTGGTAATGTTTTCCAAAGTCTTGCCACTAGAAAAACCTCTAATCAGATGCCCGTCTTTAACAGTTAGGTAGTCCCATAAATCTTTTACTTCGTCTTTATCTACGACAGCGCCTTGATGTAAACGTTTCCAAACTCTGTACGCATTTAACATTTTCTTAGGTAAGAGTTCCTGTGCTTTAGCTTCAAATCTAAAATTCATACTGTATAAATGATCACGTAACCTTTCTAACATTTTATTTGTTCTAGTCAATATCATCCAGTTACCTTCATGTAGGGGCAGTTCTTCAAAATCAGATCCCATGTTAACCACACCCTCAGCTTCTCTAGGTCTCCATTCTTTTTCTAAACGCTGTGACATGTGAGGAAAGATACTTGTTGCTAGTTTATGGACAGACCTTGGGACTCTACGTGATTGTACTTGTGGATCAAATCTACCTTTTAAGTTTATAAATATTTTAGGTGAAGCCCCTTGAAAAGAATAAATGGTTTGATCATCATCCCCTGCAATATAAGAACGAGCACACTTACTTTCTATGTAAAAGAACATGTCCCATTGCAGAGGACTCAGATCTTGGGCTTCATCGAGGAAGACACAATGTAGTGGTGGACACCGGTCCTCCTCGACAAACTTGGAAATCATATCAGAGTATTCAATCATACCCGTGCTATCTTTGTATGTTTTTAAATCTGCAGCTATCTGCTCAGTCAACCATATATCCGTGCTGTAGTGTAACTCTAATTCTACGGCAGCTTCTTCAATACTTATCTTTTTATTTCTAGCTAGTTCTATAATACGCATATGTGGATTGGTATGTTCAACATAACCGTTTATATTTATTCTAGATTCAAAGTTTAAATCACGACAATACGAAGAAAAATTTTTAAAGTTCTTCCATTTATCACCTTTTAATAGTTGCGTTTTTGTGTTGATATTACACTCTTTTGTGCCCATTGAGTGCATAGTGCTGACATATATTTTATCATTCTTAATTCTTTCTTTTGCTACATTTGCTGCAGCATTACTAAACGCTATATATGCAATCTTCTCAGGATCTGTTTTAACTAAATTTAATTCGTTGTCTAACAGTTGCATAAGCCTATGTGTTTTACCCGTGCCTGGTGGACCAGGGATAATTATTCTATGCAAAAGGTGCCTCCTTCATTTTATCTTTTCTAGTATTTGGTTTATCTAATTTAAGTGTAGGTAATGCCATGTATCTAACACTCTTGTTATTTATCTTGCCTGGTATCTCTTCTGCATCAAATAAAGTTTCTAACATTCTAGCTGTCTTTTGTTTTGGATATTTCTTCGTATCCCATATCTTTGTTCTAACAATGTATTTCCAAAAATCTTTAAATTTAAAATAACTCACATCATCTTCTGTGTAAGACAGTCCTCTTAAAATATCTTTCCAATCTTTACCTGGTATCTTGTTTATGTAGTCTGATAATAATTCTTTTAGTTGTACATCTATCTTTGTGGACTCTGGAGCTTCTATCGGTATTGTATTTTTTAATAATTTATTTATTGCCTTTCTCCAGATTAGTTTGCCAACCGGTGGCATGGCTTGGTTAATTTGTTCTAAACACTTTAGTGAAAATCTATCTGGTTCATGCAAGTCTTGTGATTCTACTTCTACCTGCTCATCACCTATCGTCACATAGTACAGTGGTGGATCAGAGTCATACTTCTGTATCTCTTTTATTTCTGTTTCTGGTAATCCATCACCTACACCAAACTCTTGCATGACACACTTTTTGGAATTACAAAAAGATGCAATAGGTTCGTCTTTACATTTATAATTATATTCTTTGCCTTCGATAGATTTAATTAATGTATCTACCTCTTTTTTATCTAATGGTGGTTTACAATACGCATCATTGTATTTAAATAATTCTCTGTCCCATGTATCAGGAAATCTTTTTTTGGTGTAAACACCAAAATTATACAAGGCATTATTTCTTTGACCGTTGGGTATACCTTGTTTAGAAATTGTAACCAAACATGGTGGCGCACCTTTGAGTAGATTGTCAAGAATTTTTTCTTCTTTTATAGACAATTTAGAGAGTTGATCTTCTGATAGTTTTGCTTTACTATGCGCTTCAAAAAATTCATTTATAGACATTGCCGACCCATCTTCTTTAATCGCATATCTCATGGTCATCTTTACATTGTGATAAGGTAAATTTAAAAAACTACCTGTGCCACCTTTCTGCATGTCTACTTTATTTTGTTTAGGAAATATTTCTGCATTAGCATAACCAAGTTTAGCTGCCATATCTTTTAATTTGTTTCTAAATAAAACTGCTGGTACAAAATTATCTGCAAATAAAAATACATGTGCCCCACCAGATTTTGATCTACATACCACTAGAGGAAAGTCATGTTGTTTTATTTTTCTAATTAATTCTTTGTGATCAAAGCCATTGTATAAATCAATATCTATACATGCCCATTTACATTTATTCTCTTCGTTGATTGGTATAATTCCAAGAGCAGGATCTTTTCCATTTAAATGTTCTTGGAACATTTGTTTTGTTGGAGTCTTTTTAATTATAAAGGATCTAGTTTTGTGTTTACCTCTTTCGTCAAACTCTTCTGTCTTTCTAGTTTGACCATAGGCACTATATGAGCCTTCAAATATATTTATAAATCTATCTAGTTCTGTCATCACCACTATGTTTTCGGGGTGTGGAAGAATAGGTCACACCCCAAAACTTGTTGTTAGCCTCTGTTAGCGAAGCTAGAGTAGAACTTTTTAGCTCGTTCGTACATCTTAGCATCCTCTAACATTCCAACCTTGGCTACATTGAACCCATACCATTGATTACCTTTACCTGTATTTAATACAGAAGATAACTTATATATGTGGCTAAATGATGGTGGAGTATATGGACCATTCTTTCCATCTAAACTAATAGACTTCATCATGGAGTTCCATTTTCTGCTAACTTTACCTTGTGATGAACTCATTGATATCATCGCAGTTTCAGATCCTTTAGGACCTAAGATGATCACAAAGTGTTGTCCTACTGTTAATATGTAGTTACCATTTTGCAATCTGTCTTTTCCGTCAGGGCCTTTGGTAGTCTTGTCAAGAATATCAGAAGTATCTGGATAGATCATTTCAGGTCTACCTGAACCTGTTCCATAATCTGCCCACTCTTGGTATTCTAACTTGTAGTAACATGGAATAACTTCTATTCCTTTGTCACCATCATATAACTGTTTCGTAACAGTGTTTAAGAACATACCTGGTTCAGCACCTTCAACATAATTTGTATTACGCTTTTGTGCTTCACTAGATCCATTCTGTAAGAGTTTAAGAATTGGTGGAGCCAGACTATCTGTCTTCACATTCTCGAAACCCATTTGTGCATCTGCCTCAAATAAACCTGCAGACGGTAGGTTTTCTTTCTTTGTTGCTACTTGTTTCGCGTCACTCATTTCTAGTTTCTCCTTGTTATTTTTGTTTGGTTACCTTCAAACGGTTTGAATAGCTCACTTGGAACTTCTTGACCATTTTCAAGACGCTCCCTTACTAGAGCTTTTAGAGTCATAGGGTTTACACCAATCTTTTGAATTGGCTCAAACCCTTGACCCTTTGCAAGGTCAGCGTATTGCGCCGCCTTGTTATCTTCGCCACGACCAAAGGTAACGGTAATGTCATTTTTAATAACATCACCTAGACCGTTGTTACGAAGCCATGTAAAAGCTGCTTCCTGTTGATCTTTAGGAATAGAGGCACCATAGATTTTTTTGATCTCTACTTGCTCGCCATCTTTCAGCTTTAATTTTGTTATCTGCATGTCATCCATCATTGCAGGTATCTCTACAGATGAAACTACTTTTGCTTTCTCTTTTAATTTTTTTAGAGACTCCTCAGCATTTGCAATCTCATCTTCTAAATCTTTTAGTTCTAAAACTTTGTCGGATAATCGTTTAGCAGAATCTATCTGCTCAACAGACTGCATCCTATCTTTTTCAAAATCAATTGTCATAACTTTCTCGTCTTTCTATATATAGGTTTTTATATTATTGTCAACCCTTAGAATATAAATTTATTTCAACCGGATAATATCTTCTTTCTTGCTTGTCCCATTTCAATAGGTTGTATTTTCCGTTTGTAATATCTGATACTACTGAACATGCTACACCAATTATGGCAGGATCGCCTGTAAGTAGTAAATAATCTCTAATAGTATAATCTTTTAATTTTTGTCTAAGTGTAGTAATGACATAATTTGGACTCAATATTATTTGTGAGTTTTCTGGTAGTAATACTCGTAAGTTACCAAATTGTGTTGCTCCTATAATATTGATTTTAGGTGCACCTTGTTTAGTTCCTGGTATATCTTGTATTACATATACTATAGACTGTTTATCTGTATGTTTTAATTTTTCGTAATCTACCATAAATACTTTCTTGACATTTTTTATCACATAATATATATGCTTTCAATAGAAAGTAAAATTATATTATGCATTACAAATACAAAAGCAAGCCTTTTGCTCATCAAAAGAAAGCTCTTGAAATGTCTTGGGACAAAGAAGTTTTCGCATATTTTATGGAAATGGGTACAGGTAAATCTAAGGTACTAATTGATAATATTGCCATGCTTTATAACGCAGGCAAGATAAATGGAGCCCTGATTGTTGCACCAAAAGGTGTGTATAAGAATTGGTTTGACTCAGAAATACCAAACCATATGCCTGATTATGTACCTAAAAAAGTTAGTTTATGGAGAACTGATCCTAATGCAAAAGACTTAAAACCTATGTTTAAGGCGGAGGCTGATTTACATATATTGATTATGAATGTAGAGGCTTTTTCTACTAAAAAAGGCATGCACTTTGCGGAGAAATTTTTAAATAGTCATGAAACTTTAATGGCTATAGATGAGTCTACTACTATTAAAAACCCTGGAGCGTTAAGAACTAAAAATATAGTATCTTTAAGACCACTTACAAAATACAGAAGAATACTCACAGGTTCACCAGTTACAAAATCACCTCTAGATCTATTTACACAATGTTATTTTTTAGATCCTTATCTATTAGATCAGTCTTCGTATTATGTATTTAGAACAAGATATGCTGTGTGTAGAAAAATAAATGTGTCTGGTAGACAAGTTGAAATTGTAGTTGGATATAGAAATCTACCTGAACTATCAGAAAAACTAAAACCTTTTTCATATCGTGTATTAAAAGATGATTGTTTAGATCTACCTAAAAAAACATATATGAAAAGAACTGTAGAACTTACAGCTGAACAAAAGAAAGTATATAAACAAATGAAACAAGAAGCGATTGCATTCTTGAATGGTAAAATGGTTACGTCTGCTACTGTTATTACACAACTTATGAGATTACATCAGATAACTTGTGGTCATTTTAAATCTAATGATGGTACAGTACAAGATCTTAAAAACAATCGTATAACACAACTCATGGATATATTAGATGAAGTAGAGGGCAAAGCTGTAATATGGGCTCACTACAGACATGATATAGAAAAAATTGTAGAGGCTATATCAAAAAAATATGGCGAGAACACGGTAGTAACTTACTATGGTGATACAACTACAGATGATAGACAGAAAGCAATAAAAAAAATACAAGATGAAAACTCACCAGTTAGATTTATAATTGGTACACCACAAACTGGTGGCTATGGTATTACACTTACAGGTGCATCAACAATGATTTATTATTCTAATGGTTACGATTTAGAAAAGAGACAACAATCAGAGGCTAGAATAGATCGTATAGGTCAAAAGAAACCCATGACTTACATTGATATTATGGCTGAAGACACTATTGATGATAAGATTGTAAAATCACTACGTAACAAAGTTAATATAGCAACAGAGATTATGGGTGAAGAGTTGAAAGCTTGGATCTAATTTATAAATAAATTAAATAAACCAACGAGTGTAAGTATCGTGGTGAACGCACCACCAATAATCCAATAGATTACAGTGTCTGTTTTTCTTTCTAGTTTACTTAAGTCTTGATGTAGATGATCTATTTGTTTTTTAAATCCCGTTACATATCCGTAGAGAGATACTAAATGTTCACCGGTTGTCTTTGGTGGTTTTCCGTTTGGCATTAAGTTCCTCCACCTAACATACCAGAGGAACCTACAGCACTTGGACCCTCGCCGCCCGTTCCTCCGTAACCGCCTTCATTTCCAGAATCAATTGTGCCTTGACCAGATCCTCCTGTTATGTTTCCAGCAGCGTCTCGTATTGTGCCAGTAATTCTATCTCTAGCTGCTTGAAGCTCTCTTTGTCTCTCTTCTAATACCTTAGAGACTTCACCTTCTAACGCTTGTTTTTGTAATGTTTGCATGATGTTACCCATTCTTGTATCAATCGCTCCAACAGCTCCTTTACCAAACATTGATACAGGATTGTATCCTTGCATAATTCCGCCTTGTCCATAAATATCAGCAACCTCTGCTTTTTGTTCATCTGTTAATCCTTCATAGAAAGAACCTGACGGTCCCATCTCTGTAACTTTTGATCCAAGAAAAGCACCAGCTAATGCTCCAGGTATTGCAAGCGAAGGGTTAACTAACATTCCTAATCTTGCTCCAATGTTTAATCCACCTGTCGCACCAACACCTTGTAAAAATATATCTCTAGCACCAGCTGCACCAGATTTTAAAAGGTCCATTATACCACGGCCCTCTTTAGCAGGAACTTGTCCCCTTGCTAATTTTTGTAACAATTCTGGGTTCATTACACCTCCTGGTGTGTATACACTTGGATTATTAAAAGGTCTAAAAGGATAGCTTTGTTCAGGTGCAAATTCTTGTGGCACATCAAAATAACTAAATGCGTCTACATCAAATCCATATCTTTGCGTCATGCTAATCCTCTGTTTTTAAGTGTAATCATTTTTTCTTCTTCTGATAATAACGCTTGTTCCATGGCAGTCAACCCTGTCTGCATAGTATTTACTGGCGCTTGATTAGAGGCCACTACTGATGCGTCAGGCATCGGTGTCTCTGGTAAAGGAACACGGCTAGTTTGTTTTGGTTTAATTAAATAGTCCTCTTCATTAATAACAAAAGGTTGATTTAATTTTTGTTCATTAAATAATTTTTCTTGTATTTTATCTAATATTTTAAGAACTTCATCATCTAGTGGATTTGGTATATTTTTCTCCTCTGATAATTTAATAAACCCTTTAATAACGTCTTTACTTATATTAAAAGGTTTAAATTGGTTGTTTTCTATAAATCCATACAAATTCATAGATTTTTGATCATCAAACTCTT